GGGCTGTGGCTCAGAGGCTCGCCCGTGTCGGCCTCTTCGATCGCGTAGTAGATTTCCGCGACTTCCTGCACGTCGGTGTAATTGATCAGTTCCGCCGTGGCCTCGTTCAGAAAGCCCAGAGCTTGCCCGGCCGTGACGCCGTCGCCGTAGGTTAGTCTGGCTTCGCCCTTGTAGCTGTAGGTGTTGTCGGCACCGATCACGATGTCGATGATGGACTTCTCACGTCGCAGACCCAGGCCGAAACCAAGACTTCGCATTCGCTCGATCAGCAGGCCGGTACGGTCTGCAATCACGGCCTCGCGCGTCACGCCGATGATGCCGCCCTTCTTTTCCGCCGCGGGGATGCTGATGTAGTTTTCCGAGAGGCCGACGTTCGGATAGGGCTCACCTTCGGGTACGTTGCCCTCGAACTCGTCTGCCACGACGCCGATGCCGGGCACCTTTTCCTCGCCTTGCAGATTCGAGGGGAACGTCGAAACGAGGGAATCGCCGATAAACGAATCCATCGTCATGGCGTCTTGAATGGCGTTGAAAAACACTTGGCCCGTAATGTTCGCCATCGCGCCGGTGTCCACCGCGTCCACGGCTTCCATCACCGTGTGGCCGCCGCGGCGCAGGTCACGCTCCCAGTTATCGATCATTTCCGATCCATCGTCGATCATCCCTTTATACAGATCGCGGAGGGAAAAGTCGTCTGGCGAGATTTCTTTTTTGTCGAACGACTCTTGCAAATGGTGCTTGGTCCATGGAAGGCCCTTTTCCTTCACCAGTTTTTTGAGGTCTCGACCTCGAACTAGAACACCCATGATGGTTCCTTTCTATTTACTCGCCGTACCTGATTTGCTGACAACGCAGGTACTCCATGTGGTTGATAATCATTTGGTTCAGGCCGGTTCTGGAGACGTAGCCGAAGTTCATCGGCTCGCAAGCAAGTGAGGTCAGCTGATACGCTCCGCGCATTTGGTGCTTGGCACACAACACACCGTTGATCCAGAATCGTGCCTCTGCGTCGAACAGCGTGGGGGCCGCACCGGCGACGCCCGGCACGTAATTGATCGGCACCCACTCCGCAACCAGCTTGGTACGATTGCGGTACACATCTCCATCGTAAACCTTCTGGTCGGCTCCAGAGAGATTGAGCGGGTTGGTGTACACCAGTTCGGTAATCTGTTGGTTGGCTCCGAAGCCTGACACGCAGTTCCAAACCTCCCCGGCATAGTCACCGGTAGCCTGCGCCACCTTGAAGAACCCGAACATATCGGAATCTGCCCGGGGGCCGGCACCGTCGTCTTGCAGTTCGGTCGCCGTGTCCATGTCTTCCATGCAGCCGACGAAGATGTTCAGTTCATCGAGGTTATCATCGGCATAAGCACGGGGGAAAAGCGCCGACATGCGAATCGGACGATTCGGCGAGAAAATGAACTCTTCGTGAGTTCGCAGAAACGAATGAAACTGGTCAGCGACGGGGGTACCGGTGATCGTGATTTGAGAGTTCGGTTGCGTGAGCACGCCCGAAACAGCCGGGCTGATTTGCTCACCGGTTTCCATGTCGCCGGCAGCGAAGGTCGGAATCCAGCCGTCAAGCTGCGGCGTGCCTGTGACGTATTCGTCGTGGTCGAACTGCGTGAAAACCTCAAAGCAATTCTCACGCTCAAAATTGATGTTTGGCATAAGCCTCATAGCTAGGCTCCTGAGTTCGTGGTTGCGAATCCTCGGAGAACTCCAAGAAAATCGTCGTGGCTGTTCCCAATCGGGGCCGGCTGATCCTCCGGTACCCGATCCTCCAACACCTGAACCCGCTTTTTCGGTGCAGGCTTTTTGTCTTCTTCCTCGACAATCTCGGCCGGCTTCATGGCCTCCATTGCGGCGAGCATCTTTTCTTGAAATGCTCCCAGCCGCTCGTCGAGTGCAGCGTTCATTTCTTCCAATGTCATGGAATTGTCCTCGAATAGGTTGCGAGTGGTTGCAGGGTTGTCCACCAAATCGACGCTGTTGACTCGATAGATCGACAACACCTCCGTCTTGTCCTCGTTGGTTTCAACTCGGGCGTTATGGCTCAGCCCGAAATTTGCCCCGTCCAGATTCTCGATGACCAATCCGGCCATCGGGTGAGATTGCTTGATATGGAGGTCGCCCCACAGGCCGTCTATGCCTTCGCGCTCGTGGACGTTCATAATCGTGCCGAAATGCTCGTGTAGCTTTCGGCTTTCCGTTTTCTTCTCCCGGCCGGTGCCGTGCAGCATGTAGCACGGGACACCCTCGTAGGCGTCGATGTGCCGCCGCAACATTTCTTGCGGGTAGGTGTACCCATGTTTCGATTTCGTGCCGACGATCTTGACGCCGCGAATCACGCCGTCTTTCACCGGAGCCCGCGAGTATTCGAGAACGTCAACTACCAAAGCCATTAGTTCACCCTTTCGCCCTCGTTGGATTTGGATGGATCATTCTTTGCCGTGTCATCGTCGGCTTCGTCGCCGTTGTCCATGCCGAGCATGATTGACGGCGGCACTATGGGGTCTTGCGCGATGTTGGCCTGCTCTTCGTCGAAGTCCAGCCCCTCCCGTGCCGACCACGATTGATTCGAGAGAATGCCGCGTTCATTGAGCGTGGCGTTGCGGTCGGTTTCCTCGGTCGCCTTGCGGGGCACGACCGGCGGCATTTCCACGGACACTTCCACCTGGTCGAGCAACGCCTCGCCGCCGCCGATGATCCCCTCGACGGCCGCCCGGTCCATCAGCCGTTCCAGCAGCCGTTTGTACTGGCATCTGTAGTACCACTGCCGACATTGCATCGCGTGGACAAATGGCGCCTCTGCGACAAGGGCGGAAGCCAGGTTGGCGTTGCTTGCGTCGCCTGAGATTAGTCCCTCAGGCATTTGCCACCGGGCCCCGATGTTTCGCAGCGCCGCTTGGAGAACCTGAATCAGAGTCTCGGACTGCCCGGTACCGGCCAGCGGTCCGGCCGTGTACTTCGTGCCATTCACAACGTCCACGATTTCGGGCCCGTCGAAAATCTTGGCCGCAGAAGTACCGCCGCTTCGCGTGGTAATCGGGGCGCCGCCGCCCATCGGAGAGATTGCCATGCCCTCGGGATGCTCGACGACCCACGCGATGTTGGCCTGGACGGCAGCCGATTCGCGCAGCGACCGCAAGAGTTTCTTGGTACCGGGGATGTCGTTCACCACGCAGAAGAAATCCGACCCGCCCCGTTTGGCTTGGCGGTCGATCCAATCGCTCTTGACGTGGATCATATCGTCGGCGTCGATGTACTCGCCGATGTTCTTGGCGTCGTTGTACTGGCTGACAACCCAATAGCCGAGCGGGATAGAGGTGTCGTCCCGGTCGGTGAGAATGCCGAATCGCCAACTCGTTCCATCAGTGCCGCTGAGTTGCCGATTGACCGCCGTGCGGTTTTGAGGCTCGCGGACCTGTTCCGGTTCAATCGACCGTAGCCGGGGCAGGCCGGCAGCGGTTGGATTGCTCTCATCGAAGTGCAAGAAGGCTTCACCGTCGCGAATCGTCCGGCGGAAAATCTCGCGCTCCCACTGATACCAGTTCACGTCGTCGAGCCACTTGTCGAGCACGTCCTGCGCTTTGGTAACCAGGGGGTTCTCTGGCCGCTTGGGTGCTGGTTCATCGCCCTCCGGCTGTTCGACTTCCGGCGGCTCCTTGTCAACGATGGTGTACTCGAACCCGGTGAACACAGCAAATTGGGTGAGCACGTCGAGGATGCAGGCCGCAGTCGGGCAGAGGGCCTCTAAGATTCTGGCCGCCTCGACGAACTCCCAATGTTGCATTTCGGTGTAATAGAACGGCGGTAGACACCCATGCTGCCGAGAGCCAGGCCGGGCAGAATGCCGACCGATTGCACCGTATACCAACAGATCGTTGGCGGCAGAGCCCAGCCCGGCGGCAATGGTGTTGCCGGTCGCCAGCGGATCGGCGGACGACCAATCATCGGACTCGGCGACCAGCCGGACGGCCCGAAGCTGCGTCACCTGGTCTTTCAGCCGGTCGCGTTCGCCCAGAAGTTCCAAAAAAGTCGGCATGTAGAATCCCTCCATTGGGAATTCTACAGGCCGAATCGAGTATTACAATAGCGGAGTTCCGTATTATTCGACGGAACCCCCTTGTGGGGTTAGCTGCAACCGTCGCCGAAGCCGTCGGCCCAACCGAGGCCCGTGATTACTGCTTCCATTTTGCGGGCTCCGTTTCTATGAACTCATCGCAGCAGCCGGCGCCCCGGTCGGTGCCGTCGCCAAAGCCCCGCCCGTTACCGCTGTTGAACCCATCGCCGCTGCCACATCCATCGCCCCGGCAGAGGGCGTCCCCGTCGCCGTTGCCCCGGCCGTCCCCGTCGCCGAAGCCGTCGGCCAAATCGAGGCCCGTGATTATTGCTTCCATTTTGCGGGCTCCGTTTCTATGAGGCCGATTACCGCATGGGCCGGTACCCGAATCGTGCCAACGCTGTCGAGCACCGTCGCATCGCGTGGCCCGTGCAGCGCCAACTCGCCCAGTCCTCGCGTCGTGCCCCACTTGCGAATGTTCATCGCATCCGTGACGACGCACCATTGGCCATCATGTGTGATGTAGCCGACGAAATGGTAGCCGCGATCGACAATAATGATCGCAAATCCGGTAAGTACATTTTCCATTTTCATTTTCAGTTTCCTCTTGGTTAAAGGTTAGGTGGAACTCCCAAACGCCCAACAGCCGAAAGTCGCAAAATCTCGACACTCGGCTTCGGTGAGCGTGAAAAATCCGCCGGACAATGGCCGCCGGTTGTTAGTTTTGAGCCAGGCAATCTCATCGTCCGTATAGCCCGGCACCTCACCCCACTCTTCGCCCCAGCTATTCGGCCCGCGGATTGCCCAACGGCCGCGCTGGACCTCCAGTAGTTGCGTCGCCAACACGGCATGTCCACCGCCGCCCGACCAACGCACACCGACCAGACAGGGATGGCGCCGCTGCAATGCGGTGGCCACTGCGTCGAAGTCCGCGTTCAGGTCGATGGCCTCAAACAGCCGGTTTTGCTCTGCCAGAATTTCGTGATCGTGTGGAAACTCTGCCCGGCTGCGCATCTGTACACCGCCGCAGTCGGCCAGGGAGATTGTGCCCTCCTGTTGCAGTTCGATGAGAGCATCATCCAGGGAGCTGCCGACTCCCCAGAGGTTATGCCGCAGGTAGTGGTACTCGGCGGACAGCGGCGGATTGTCGCCGCGGCCGCGCATCGATCGTTCGGCCTCGATGCCCAGCACCGACGCGTTGCGCGTACACATCCCGTCGAGTTGCGAAAGGATTCGCGGAACGTGGCGATTCAGGCTCGCCGGTCGCCACTCCGATCGCGGAATCAGCGGCCAGCGATGGGAGTGCAGAGGGAACGTCCCGTCGCCGTATTTCGTCTTTCGCGGCAGGGCGCCGAATGCAATTCCAGCAGGTGGTTGCATGTTCACTTCACACCTCC